GTAGCAACAAATTTATTCCACGAAAGGATAAAACCATGTTTAGAAAAGAACGAGTAGATCCACCTGAAGACAATGACTCTGATCGCATTGATGATCGAGTCGCTGAGCTTATGAAGGATGAATACAATCCGACTCAATACAGTAACTTTGCTGAAGGTATCAGCGAAGCCAATGAAAAGGATCGGGAAGCAGTTGAGTTGATCTTGCAGCAATCCGAGATTGACTATGAGGCTCTAGGTCGTAAGTTGTTTTGTATGGCTTACGATTACATGGAGGGCTATGCCAATAGCCACGCAGAAGCAAACCTGTCATCAGGTTATTTAGATTAATCCACGAAAGGGAAATCATGAAAGTTTATCAAGCAATCAACAAGGTTCAAGCCGAACTAGCCAAGATCGGCATTACCAAGAGTCGTACCAATCAGCGAGGAGCTACTTACAAGTTCCGAGGCATTGACGATATTTTCAACACCATTAGCCCATTGCTGGCTGAGCATGGTCTTTGCATTCTCCCCCGAGTCTTGGCTCGTGAATGCGTAGAGCGTCAGACAAAAGCTGGCGGGGCAATCTTTTACGTTACCGTTGAGGTTGAGTTTGATTTTGTTTGTGCCGAAGACGGCAGCAAGCACACCGTCAAGACGTTTGGCGAAGCGATGGATACATCGGACAAGGCTACCAATAAAGCCATGTCTGCAGCGTACAAATACGCAGCTCTCCAAGCGTTTGCTATTCCTACTGAGGGTGACAATGACGCAGACTCTCACACTCCTGAAGTGGCTGCCCGTACTGCGCCTCCACCAGCTCCGATCAAAAAGACTCTATTGTCTGAAGGTCAAGTAGCCGATTTCTTGGCAACGCTTGACTCAGCAGCAGACGAGACTGAGCTTACCAAAGCTTACAAAGCAGCTTATCGTGTAGCACAAGCTCAGGGAGATCAAGCAGCTATTGTTAAATTCACCACTACAAAAGACGCTAAAAAAGCAGAATTGGGGATTGCATAATGACCGACCTTACTCTTTACAACATTGCGGACCAGTACCTTGTTGACTTGCAAAAGCTTCAGGAAATGGAGATCGATGAGCAAACTTTTGCAGATACTCTTGAGGGTCTGTCAGGTGATCTTGAAGTCAAAGCGACTAACGTTGCCATGTTTGTCCGTAACCTAGAAGCTTCTGCGGAAGCGATCAAAGATGCAGAAAAACAGATGGCAGAGCGTAGGAAGGCTATTGAAGCCAAGGCTGATCGTATTCGCCAGTACCTACTGGACAACATGACCCGCACTGGAATTACAAAGATTGACTGCCCTTACTTTGTTTTGAGTGTTCGCAAGAACCCTCCAGCAGTTGAGGTGCTAAATCAGGACATGATCCCCGATGAGTATTTCGACATCCCTGAGCCACCAGCCCCGACCTTAAATAAGAATCGCCTCAAGGAAGATTTGAAGGCTGGGGTTATCGTTGAGGGTGCAAAGCTTACGGCTGGTCAATCTCTGTCAATCAAATAAAGGAAAATTCATGAATGCTATTGTTGAAAATAAAACCTTTGAAGAACGAATGAAGGCTCGAATCAAAGACTCCATTGGTGATTTGATTACCGATGAGGATTTGACCAAACTTGTAAATCAAGGAGTTCATGATGTTTTTTTTAAGAAAACACGAATCAAAAAAGGATATAACGATTTTGAGGATGGACCAGCTTTAATTGAATCGATTGTAAAAGAATTGCTTGAGGAAAAAATAAGGATTTTTGCCCAGCAATATGTAGCACTTCATGAAAAAGAAGTTTTGGAATCTGTCGACAAAGTTGCAAAAGAAGGTGCTGGGGCAGCAATATTGGCTGCAATTTCAGGCACTTTTTCAAGCCAGCTTTTTCAATTAGAGGCAAATATCAGAAACTCATTTCAAAATGGGGGATTTAGATAATGCAGCTCGAAAACGTTTTTCTAAGTCGCAACTCCGAAGGATTTTTGTCCGGCAGCGTTACCTTTGCGGGTGACGCTCTTGAGATCAGAGTTAAGCTTGACAAAGAAAAAACCGAGGAGATCATGGGGATAGTCTCTAAGGAACTTATGAAAATATCCCAACAACTGATTCAATCTTCGGAAGGAAATTAAATGAATCTCAAAAAAGCAAAGCAGCTTCGCAAGTCACTTCGGGCTATGGGAGTTGAGCCAAAAGAAAAAGTATTTACCGGATCGGTTAAGAAAATGCAAACCAAACTTGGTATTTTGGAATTTATGCAGTGTCAATTAACAAAAACTTGTGGACGTAAAGCCTATCAGGTTGCAAAGCAAGAAGGGATCCGTCATGGCTTCAGTAAATAAAGTTATTTTGATTGGCAACGTAGGTCGGGACCCTGAGACTCGTTATATGCCTAGTGGGGACGCAGTAACCAATCTGTCGCTGGCAACTACTGACAAATACAAGGACAAGCATTCAGGAGAGCAAAAAGAAGCTACGGAATGGCATCGTATTGCCTTCTTTGGCAAGCTGGCTGAGATCGCTGGGCAGTACCTTAAAAAAGGTTCCCAATGCTATATCGAAGGAAAGCTACGCACTCGCAAGTTTACCGATGCAAACGGCATCGAAAAGTATTCCACCGAAATCGTGGCTGAGTCCATGAAGATGCTTGGTGGGAAACCCAGCGAAGCTGGGGCTGGTGGACAGCCTATGAATCAAGGGGCTGGTAGTGGTAATTTGTCTGATTTAGACGAGGATATTCCCTTTTAGAATGTTATAGTTTTAGGGGGTGAAAAGACGGATGCTTGGCAAGGATTGCAAATATAGAAGTTAGTGGTCGAAGCGCACCAAGACGTAGACGAAGTAGCCCCACCCGTTTTAATATGTATGTTGATTGCTCGGTAGCAGATTTGTGCGCCCTTGCAGATCAGGGGCTTTATCCATTCTAGAACTTGGGTAAAGTGCGATCTAGTCAAAGGCAGAGCTGAAAATAGCTATTTCAGCAAGACCTTTGGTACGGCAGAAATGCTGGGTAGTAAACAATCAACATTCATATTAGAATCCTCTATGACGGGCAGTATCGGGGGTGATGTCCCCAAAATCCATCCTTCAGCGCAATGCTGATCCTTTCGTGGGTACTGTCCGTCACCCTTTTCCCCAAAAAACAACGTTGAAAAAATATTTTCAAAAAGTGGTTAAAACCCCTTGACGCTATGCTTAATAGGTATATTATTAAGGTGTAGGTTGTGAATAACGAAAGGAAATCGAAATGCAAATTATTGAATCAGCAACAAACATTAACAAAGGTATGACACTTACATTTGAGAATGGCTACAGAGCAATAGTTTCAAGGATTAATGGTCGCATTGACATTACATTGTTTAACAATCTTGGCAGAAATATCAGACCTAATACAAACTTAAACAGCGTATTAAGGCAGTCAGTAAGAAATTATTTAAAAATTTAATACCAACCCCTTCGGGGGCTACACGAAAGGAATTAAAAATGAAATTTGAAAAAGCAATCAAAGTTTTAGAAAAACAAGCCAAATCATCAAAAGTATCGATTGGTTTTCTTTTGGGCAGCATAAGAAAAATTGGAAAATTTGGTTATTCCGAGGAAGTTGTTGAAGCTTACAAAGTTTACAAAAATGGCTCTGACGCAAAAAATGGATTGATTTATTAAGTAGAAACACTTAGGGGTTTTTACAACAAAGTTAAAAATAGTTGTTGACGTTGTAATACTCCTTAACGATACTAGCTATATAGTTTGTTTTTTCACGAAAGGAAAACGAAATGAATCAATTTAATGAAATAGCAGCAATGATCGTTATGGGCATAGTCTTTGGCGCAATGTTTGCCTATGCTTTATTAGGTCAATTATTTGTTTAATCCACGAAAGGAAAATTATGAAACCACATAAACACGCAGAACTAATTAAGGCTTGGGCTGATGGAGCAATTATTCAATATTACTCTCATGACGATGAATGGTTTGACGTTATTAGAAATTCTCCAGCATGGGAAGAGGATCAAAAGTACCGCATTAAACCTAAATCAAAGCCTAATTTTATAGAACTTCTTTGGTCTGAAAAGCAAAATTGTTGGATAGAAGTTACTTGGGATGCAAAAACAGGCGAAATTAAATTAGCAGGGGTACTTAGATGAAAGCATTTCCAAGAACTACTAAGATGTGGAAAAACTCAAACGAGGATTCTTATGAAATTGTGTCCGATGAGGGTATGGACCTTCGAGATTATTTTGCTGCTAAAGCTATGCAAGGATTTTGCTCAGAAGGCACGATGTTCTCAACGAAAGAAGGGGAATTTCAATCAGACGCTTGTGCTAAAGCCGCTTATGAATGGGCGGACGCAATGATGGAGGTTAGGGGGAAATGAAATTTTTAATTTTAGTTTTGCCTGTATTTCTGGCTGGGTGCATTACCTACCCGTCAGTTGTTTGCAAAGACGGTGTAATGTATACCAAACAAGGATTGACTTCGGTGTATACAAAAACCGTTATGAGTTGTATTGAAGTAGAAAATTATTTTCAATCAAAGTAAAAAGGAAAAAACATGAAAAACGATCATATTTGGACTCCCGCAGGAACGGATGTCACTATTCGCTGGAGAAAAGCTGGCTGGGTCCCGCCTAGCGAGTTGCCTGAATATCAAGCTAAATGGAAATACTATCAAGAGCTGCCACTTCGCAAGCTTGCCGATCAAGGACAGTTAACTCCTGAGATTACTCAGCGTTACGAGGAAAGCCTTAGACGTGCCAAAGTAACAAGGATTAGATAATGAGAAAAGATATTTCGCAGGGAATTATTACCGCCAAGGATTTGTTAAAAGAGGCTGAGAAGCTTAACTCTAATCCAGCTATGTATGGGTATCAAAATCTCTATAACAAGGTCATAGAGCTCGATTTGTGCGTTCAGCAGATATTAGCCGACATGGAGGAAAAATGAAAGATTCAGACTGGGGTGCGTTGCTTTGGCTGGGATTGATTATTTTGGGAGGGATTGGCTGGATCTGCAACATTATTGAGATTGCTCATGCCGAAATGATTACTGGAATGATAATTCTTCGAGTAGTTGGCATATTCATGTTCCCATTGGGAGCCGTATTGGGGTGGCTATGAATGCGTTAGAACTAGCTGATAGTCGTAAAGAATGGGCAAACGATTTGTTATCTTTAAACGAATGGAGCATAGATGCGGAAAAAATGCTTCGTAAACTTGAAGGGCAGCTTGCTTTTCGTATTGATGCAATTAAATCCTATCAGATAAAGGTTAAACAGCAACAAGCTGAAATCTTAGCTGGAAAAATAATGATTAAAGGGTATAGCAAAACCATTGACGAGCAACAAGCTGAAATAGAAGCGTTAAAAGCTAAATTAAATAAGTACCATTTAAAAGAAAAGTTAGATAGAAACCTAAATTTAATTTATGGTAATGAGTTTATTAAATGAAAATGGCTACCGCATGAACAGTAGCCATTGGGAATACAAAAACGAATCAAGGCTATTTTAAATCAATATTAAGAGAGGCGCAAGAATGAATTGGGCTGATAAAGTGGCATTGACTACGGCAATTATTGCATCTATTGTTTTGATAACCGCATTAAGGCTTGCAATTAGATTGGGGGGATGGGGATGACTACTTGGACATTATCGGAATTGGGTTGCAATGGTGACTGCCATCAAGGACGTGAGCCTTGCACTTGCAACGTTCCTATTCCTTTTGCTGGATGGATGAGATTTGAACCAGTAATAATTGTTGAAAGCGGAGCCAGCGTACCGCATCAAAACGAGGAAATGAAATGATTTATTTAATTTATCTAGTCTTAGTACCAGTTAGCTTTGTTTTAACGTTGATAGCCCTTATAACAGCTCCTATCATGCCTTTAATAGGAGTATGGAAAGAATGGTGGTTAGACAATCATTCAAAACGTGGCATAGGTTTTGTATTGCCTGAATGGTTAAATTGGTTTAATACGCCTGACAATGATTTGCGTGGCGATGCAACATTTCAGCAAATTAATGGTTCAGGTTATTGGCAATGTGTTAAATGGCTATGGCGCAACCCGGCATATAGTTTTGCAATTAAATATATAAATACCATTGAAAACAGACCTAGTTACATAGGCAACGAAAATATTAAAGATAACGATAATGCTGTTGCTGGATGGTGTTTTGTGAAATGTGCTGGTTTATTTCAATTTACATGGGTTCAGCCAATAGGATTTAGCCGTTGTATTTATTGTGTTTTTGGATGGAATATTCGTGGTACATTGCATCAATCGACAACAGAAAACTATCAAGCAACTTTTGCGTTTAGCCCTAGAATTTCAGGATTTAGATAATGTTTTATACCTATGCCCATATTAGAAAAGACACACAAAAAATTTTCTATATAGGAAAAGGCACTAAATATCGTTGTTATGAAAGCAGAAGTAGAAATAATTATTGGCATAACATTGTCAATAAATACGGTTATTCCATTGAAATATTGGCAAAATGGAAAACAAATAAAGAAGCATCAAGCCATGAAGTTTTACTTATTTCTTGTTTTAAAGATATGGGATATGAACTTGCAAATCTTACAAATGGTGGTGAAGGATGTGCAAACCCAACCGAAGAAACCAAAGCAAAAATAGCAGCTTCTTTAACTGGCAAAAAAAGATCTAAAGAAGTTTGTGAAAAGTTATCTAAATCTCATACAGGCAAAAAGCTATCAAAAGAACATAAAGCTAAAATTTCAGCATCTTTGATAGGATTTAAAAGGTCTAAAGAAAACTGCGAAAAACTTAAAGCAAGACGGCAATCTGAAGAATCAAAGAAAAAAATATCAGAAGCTATTAAATTGCATTGGAAAACAAGATAATATTTGACAAGCTAAGCGGGTTCCGTTAACGCTTAGATTTACCAACAATCCGTTTACGCATTTCGCTTTCAAAATCGTAGTCTTCTCTACACCAGTTATCGCAAAATGCCCTGTCTTGCAGGGCTGCGTTACACGAAAGGCAGTACCCAGTTGTACGGTGCTGCTTTTTGTATTTATAAGGCTTTTCGCCCTCTTTATCGTAAACGGCATCAATATCAATACCGTCCATAAAATGATTTGTCATGCCAGTCCCGAAAGAAATTCCTCAGCTTCTGCGTGTCTACGTCTTAGCAAACCAGCCATATGCTTACCAGCAGCCATGTCCCACTTTTCAAATTCAGCAGCAGCTCCATGAATATCACCTGAGTTTACTTTTTTGAGCAGTGTTGAAGCAGCAAAGTTACCTGCGCCAACGTTGAATACGAAGTCCACAAGAGCGTCAAATTCCTCTTGGGTAATATCTCCTGTCACTTTGGCGTTAACGGCTGCAGCAGCTTTTTGAGTGTCTTGCATGAGCAATTCTTCAGCTTGCTCTTGGGTGATTGTAAGACCGGGGTGAACGTCAGGTCCAGTATGCCCGTAACCAATCGTCCAAGGAGCCCCGCCAGTAGCAGGATCAGGATAGGCAGTAAGTCGCAAACCTTCAAAAGATTCGGTAAGGTGAGCACCGTTTTTTGAATATTCCATTATTTACCTAGTGAGTCGTATTGTTCGTAACAGGCTTGGAGGGCTGATCTGAGTTTGTCTGCTCGGGCAGCTTCCCC